TGTTCAAAATGGTTGTATTTCCATTTTGGTCTATTCTATATACTAATGTCCCGTCCGGTGATAATTCTATTATACCTGTTGTATCTGGATTATCTCTATCAAAGCCAGTTGGTTCATTTGTTGCTTTATGTAAATCTGATAATTCTTTTATAGCTGTTTGTACTCTATTAGAATTTATTATACTATCTGTATTATCGAAAGTTACATATTGAGAGTCAATCAGAGTAAAAAAAAAATCAGCCGATAATTTACTTATCAAATCCTCTCTACTTGTAACTACCGGTAGAGTAACCTCAGTCCAATCAATTTTAAAACCCTTTTCATCTTCTTGCGGATTAGCATCATCACTAATTAGAATAAAGTTATCCTCTCTTGGGTGTGGAAGTATATTTAACTTAGTGTTAAAAACATAAGTTTTGCCACCCCTCACAAAACTAACACTATTGTTTTGATTTTTTGTAAATGTACTCATTTTAATCGTTATTTATATTGTGTTTAAATTCTCTTTAATTTTCAAATTGGCTAATTGATAAATTTTCAACTTGGTGCGTTGATTTGCTCGGCATCACGTCAAAATCTCTGTAACCGCATTTATATCTTATTTCATATATTTTTGGATCTATACTTTGGCTTTTGCTCATTGACACCCGAAACAAACCATTGTACTTAGTACCACCCAAACCTTGCAGAGCTTTCATTACTTTTTTTAGAATTACGTAGTGAGCAAACACTACATCACGGTTTGGTACTTTGGTATTAAATTTTTCCCATAGTTTAAAAGCAACCTTTATGCTTATTTCAATTTCAGCAATCTGACTTCTGCCACCGGCACTTGTAAACTGTGCAAAAGGAAACCCTACCAATAAGCAAGGATAATCTACCGGAGCATCTTCGCCAAACGCCTCAAGTTGATTTTCATCAATATCTATCCAAGCTATTTCAGGCACTTCATTTTCTATCTGTGTTTGTATGTCCCTAAATAATTGTTCCATTTATATCTTATTTTATTGTTTTTAACTATCCACTATGCACTATCCACTATGCACTATCTTAATATTTTTGCTAATTCTAATTCAATCAATTTTTGTATTTTCAAATTTAGTTCAGCACTTTCGCCTACAAACTGACGTTTCGGAATTTTAACATCAAGTTTAGTTTTTTTTGTCAATGCAATGCTTTTCCACATACTGTTTTTCTGACCGGTTTCTTTATGTTTGTGCCAAGCGAAACCACGCATTTTGTCAGTTACTGTTGGGTGTGTTTCGCCACCTTCATTATGTATTTGAGCATACTCTTTGTCAGAGCTTATGTATATTGCACCATTTTGCGTAGTGTAAGTAATACTGTTATACAATTCATTTCTGGCACTCAACAATGCCAGATATTTAGCACCGGCATATCGGCTATTTGCATCAAATCTTTTTGGAGTTTGCCATTTATTCAAACCATTATCTACAAACCCACCCAAAATAAAATTTTCTCTAAAATGGTCAACAGCATACTTGCCAATCATACGTGGTAGCTTGCTGTCTATCAGTGTTTGTATCTGTTTTGTTATACTGTCAAATTTATTTTCCATTACTGCTCAAAAAAAATATTTTCAAAAAAATTTGCATGTTATTATAAAATTATTGTATCTTTGTCTTGTCTATTCTACGGAATGGACGTTACGTAGCTGATAATAATATCAGCTATTGTGTTTTATAGATTAAATCAAGTTTTTTGTTTTTATATATCCACACTTCTGATACTTTTTGTTTCTCTCTTATTCTGTTATTTATCAATTTTTTAATAAAAGATGTATTTACATTATCATCTATTTCAATTAATATTTTATCAGATTGTTTTAATCCTCTTCCTATCATATTTTTCAATTTAGTTTTGTTTACAGGCTTTTGTGAGCTTTCATATTCATAAAATTCATTATTTATCTTTAAATCAGGACATTTATTTTTATATGCACCATTAAACAAAAGTTTGTAATTATCATCTTTAAAGTGTAATTTAGGTAATATTTCAACTATTTTAGCTTCTTTTTTTGCAAAGTAATCTGCTATTATAGTTAAGTCTTTATAATCACTTGCTTGTTTGTTTAGTAAGTTTGAAATTATAACTTTGCCCCCATTTTTATATTCTTTCAAAACAATAGGTTTATAAGTTGTTTTATCCACATAATCAGTAACTACCTTCAACAATGTATTTGCAGGCAAATAACCATTCTGAGCGTAAGGATGTGTTTTGAAGTCAAATATTGAACGTGTAAACACCGGATTAGTTTTTAACCCTTTATCACCTCCTTGTTTTGGATAATCAAGCTCCGTAACCGTTTCGTCTGTATTTGTAATTCTACATTTACAGTTCCATACATTACCCGGAAAATGAAGTTTCCAAAACTCATCATTTATAGGACGTACAGTGTTATAGAACGGAACGTGTTCTTTACGTTTCTCTATACTTGTACTCGGCAACCACTTCAAGTTTGGAAAAATATCAGCGTCCTGTTCAAACTTCTTAAAGTTTGCAGTTTGACGTGCTCTTATCACAGCAGTGTTATATTCTGTTTTGAGCCAATTTTCATTATATTGACCTATAATAGGACTTACATCTTTTTTAAACTCCGTAAAGTTTTTCAACTTGCCGTTATCATCTGTTAATAATTGAGCTATATCATTTTGTTGTCTATGTGTTTTGAATGCAGCAAAAACAGCATTGTTATATTTCAGTTCTTGTACAAAGTCATAATTTGGCTTGCCAAATTCCACTTTGCCAAAACTGTTATCAATTGTTTTGTTAAACAAATCTAACGTGGCTTTGTATAGTTCCGGTTCTATGTCTTTGGTTATATCAAAGTTCTTTGTATATATGTTTTTTAATGCTTTGTCAATTACTTCTTTTTTAAGAAAAACAGTTTCTTCAAAGTCATTAGTCAAACATACAGGACAGTTTTGTTGATACAACTCATCAACTAAAATTTCAAAACTGCCCTCTTTACGAAAAAACTTTGCAACCTCTCTACCCAGCTTTTTTGACTTTGTTTATTTACCGTTTTTTTGAGCTGTTGCTTTTGTGGTTCTTGCTTTGCCGGAGCTTCTACTTTTTTCTTAGTTCCTTTTGGCACATTGTAAGTTTCGTAAAAATAATCTTCGTCAATAGGTATTAGGTTAGCAAGTTTTATATCTATATCAATTCTATCTTTAATAGGAATTTCATCACTATACACATATCTAAACTCACCTTCCGCTTTATATCCAAGAACATTAAGAACAGGTAATATTTTTTCGTTTAATACTTTTATTACAAATTCTCTATCTGCTATATTTATGCCCTCTTCTACCTCTCCATGTGTTTTACTTGCAGCGTAAGAACCTGTACTCCCGGCTTTGGTTGTAAGATTTTGGCCAAGAAACAATATTGATAGCTCTTCATTCATTGCATCTTTTAAATCAGAATATTGAGCAGAACCACTTCCATTTGTAGATTCGTGTAGTTTTATTTCTGCATCTTTTGGTGCAACCATATATGATTCAAATCCTGCTTTATCAAATGCCTCTGTTAATATTTTTCCGGTATCATCATTTTCATAACTGCCGTGTGGGTATGGACGTCCAAATATTTCATTGTATTCAGCCCAATCTGAATAATTGTTTCTTTTGAAAATAACATAAGGCGATGCTTGTAATAGCAAACCGTATTTTTTTTCATAATCAACCAATACTACATTTTTAAATTCAGTATAGTTTATTCCGGTATAGTCAGTCGGATTGATTGTAACTATATTTAATTCTGGCTTAACGTGCCTTCTATCTATACAATATGTTTTATTTTGGTATTGTTCTGAATTAAGCCAATCTAATTCAATAAGCGAAAAGCCCCAAAATTTTGCGTTTATGATTTCACGTAATAATTTTTCAAAAAAAGTCTTTTTTATCAAATCATTTATTTCATCATTTTCTTCTAAATTCTTGTCAAAAAACTTTAATTCTAAATTCATAATAGCATTAATTCTTTTTTCCATTATTGAAGTCAAATGACCATCCAAAATTATCTCTTCGTATATATCATAAAGAGCATATCTATTTCTGCTTTCGCCTTCTGCATATTGTAGTGCATTACGCCACTTTTGTATATCTATGTTCTTTCTATTAACTGCTCTTACATTCAGCTGATTGATTATAATAGGTTTATTATTACTATTGTTATTGGTTCTTTTTGCCATTTAATTACTGTTTAAATTAAAAATAATTATTCCTTTTTTTGTGTTCGCCTACTGCTCCTTTTTTAATGTTGTTTGGACTTACTAATTCGCCAACAGGCAAATCAGTTGATATATCACCTTTGTTTACACCTTTCAGCCAATCAATAGCACGTTTATATCTGGCACGTCTATCTTCTAAGTCCTGACCGGGCAGTGCTGTTGCTACTAATATGTATATTGCTATATCAATCCCAAAGTTAAGTAATAGTGGGTGTCTGCTCGCACCTGTTGCAGAGAAAATGCTGTTTACGTTATACGTAGGGTACAAGTAACTTTTCATTTCGCTTATTGCAACATCGCAACTGTATGTGATTAGAGTATCATCATTTCTTGTTATCTGATTCAGTTCTTCTAATCTTATCTCTTTTATAAGGTCTGTTTTTTCTACAAACATTGTTATTTATATTTATTGTTTTGTTTTACTGAGCTTTTTATAAAAATTTGTTTGCTTTTGCGTAGTTTGTTTTGCAGTATCCAAATACCACCCTCCACTGCATCAGGTCCGTCAGTCAAATTATTTTCCGAAAAAATCAAGAATTGTTCTGCTAACAGTTTCATATTTGGATTGTCTTTTTGTTTCTCATTAAAAATAATCATGCCGTCCCTGTTCAACGGTTCTAAATTACCTTCTATACGTGCATATTTTTCGGGTTTCTTTCTGCTATCAGCCATAGGTTGTATTAGTTTACTTTCTATGTTTGACCTCAATTCAAATTCCGGCTTTATTACCTGACTAAAGTAAGGGTCTTGCAAACTGTTATTTTCTACATAATTATACACTTGTATATTTTCTTTTATTGTAGCT